ACCACCATGCCGCAACTTTCCCGCACAAGACGTTCACCTATCCATAATGTTTAGTTTACGCAGCTGACGTTTGTCAACATCAGCCAGAATTCTTTGAATGTGTTGCGCGTCTTCATAACTGTCTTGCAGTTGATTTTCGTAAAACACTTCGAGGTACTTGGCGGCCACTTGATCGTCTAGCGATCCGGCCTGCTCAATCCGCTTGGCGTAATTAACAACTACTTGGCGCTCCAGCGTATGCGCCTCAATCAGAATGTCTTCCACGCGCGTATAAGTCGCAAACGTGTGCCCGCCCGCTGCCGGCAAGACAAAGTTAAAGCCATGCAGGCAGTCGAGAAACTGCTGCACGTGCTCCAGCTCTCCCTTGGCCGCGTCGGTCAGGAACTCCTTGTATTCCTCGGCGTGCAGGCCTGTGACAGCGCTGGAGTGATACAAGTAAAACGCGAGATGGGTCCACTCGTTCTGCAGGTCCGCGTTCATCAGGGTTAAGAACTGCGGCAGCGTAAAACGGCCGGGTTCGCCTTCAGGACCGGGCAGCCCCGGATCGTCGATGTGTTCGTTTGTCATATCAACTGCTCCTACCTTCTGGGAAATGGGTTAACTGCAACGCGTGTAGCTCAGCCGCACTCGCCGGCGGAGCTATTATGTCCTTGACTGCTAAATTCCAGCAATCCTCTTTGAAACACCAGCCGTTGTGACTTGTCGGATCAAGCTCGCCCTTTAGATATTTTTGCGCCGAGCTAAAAAACAGTGGCTTGGGCATAAAGCCAAGAATCCACGCTTTTTCGCACAGGTGATGCACGCGCACGAAACAATACCAGTCGCAATCTTGGTGAATGTTTTTGTCGCACACGGTTACGAAATAGTGTGCCTGCGGCGGCTTGGGATATGTCTGCGACTTTGTTTTTACGTCAATGCGGCCGTGCGCTGTATTAATCAGCCGCAGATCCCAGTGATAGGGATTGTCGGCCGGCGTGCGCTCAAACTGCCCCGGATAGTAGTCGTACAGCACCTCTTCGCCGAGCATGCCGATAAAGTCACCGGAGCCGCTCCGAATCGAGTTTTTTAGGTGTGACCGCCCACGCCGCTGCAGCATGTGCTTGAACTCATCGTCGCGAGCCAGTGCGCGCTCCAGCTGATCGGAGGTAACAGCCACCTCGATCAGCCCGGTATTGGGCTCGACGCCGCAAACGTCCATGTCGCACTCCTGTAATTAAGCCACATACGGTTCTAGGACAGCCGGGTCGAACTCCGCGTCGTAATACCGTTTGTCGTGGTGATCAAAGGCCGCGTCGCGCATAACACACCACTCCAGCCGGGGCCATGTCAGCTCTGATACTTCTGCCCATTCGCTGTACTGATAGCCGTGCATGAGAAACAAGCACGTAAGAAACACGTCCGGCGCGTAGTACACGTTGTCGTCGAGAATGTTCAGCAGGCGCATGTCCGTGCCGCGACGACAACAATCCAGAAACAACTCACGACTAAAGCAGCCGCCACCACACAGACCGTAGCAGTACTGTTTTGTCGTGCCGTGAATCAAATTGAAATACTTGTTCAACTGCGCGGATACGGGATTTGACCGGGCGCCAGCGCATGCGGTCGGCGGAAATTGCAGCGCGCGACGTTTAGTCATCACGTCTTCTTCGAGCAGCACCACCCAGTCGCTTGTGACTGTCTCGCAGTGGGTCCGCATGCGATTTAGATATGTGTCCGCCGCAGCTTTGCCCGTGAAATAGCCGCCGGGAGCCACCTGCTCAGCAGCATGCGTATAGCGCAGGTTGAACTTCCGGGCAAAAGCCGAGAAGTCCTGCCCATTGTCTGACACAAAAGAAATGTCAGCCTCGGGGTAATGCGCGCGAAACGAGCTGAGCGCCTCGTATACCGCGCGCGGCCGGGCATAACATTGCATGAAAGCCGACAGCGTCATGCCGCAAAGTGTAACCGCGCTTATTATCGCTGGCAATACACTTTTACAGTTTTTTGAGCACTGCGCTTACGATGGGATGGCGTACAACGTCACTATGGGCAAAATGCACAGTATCAATACCCGCCACACCTTTTAACTTCTGCACAACTTCGTTTATTGGCGGAGGTGAAAACGGTAAATCACTCTGATGCGGGTCGCCGGTAATAACCATCTGCGTGTTCTGCCCAAAACGCGACAACAACAGTTTGAGCTGCATATACGTCGCATTCTGGGCTTCGTCAAATACAACGACTGAATCGTTAAACGTACGGCCGCGCATATAACACAGCGGCGCCAACACGATGGCTTTATTTACAAATTCGCGCTTGGGATTAAATTTGCCCAGCAGCGTGTCCATCGTGTCGTACAGCGGTTGCATGTACGGATTGACTTTTTCGCCAAATGAGCCGGGAAGATAGCCGAGTTTTTCACCGGCATCAACGATCGGCCGCGTAAGAATGATCTGGCTTTTGCGCTTGGCGAGGATCTCATTGATCGCATACGCCATCGCCAAAAAAGTCTTGCCAGACCCCGCTGACCCAAGCAGAAATGTGACGTGGTTATCCAGTAACGTTTGCCACGCGCGTTTTTGACTGTCGGTGCGCCATTCGATTTCACACGGCGCTAATGCGACTTTTGCCCGCTCCTGTTGATCTTGTTTTTTCTTTGCCTTTTTCTCCGCTCTGTTAGACGAGCGCGATGTAGCCATACAATCCTACCTTCCTTGGTGTGGATCTAGCGGCCGATGTTTTGTTATTTAGACGCGATCAATTCCCCCACTTAATCGGAGACTGAAGTTGGGGCATACCCTTCGGCATCATGCCGCCCAGCTGCGACGCGCCGTAGATACCAGCTGCCGCCGTCGGAACTGCGGTGTACGGGCTCTTGGCGGCCATGGAGAGCGCTTTGCCAGCCATGTTGACGCCACTGCCGAGTCCTTGCGCCACGGCACCTGCGCCGCCGACCATACCTTGCGCCAGCGGAGCCACGCCACGGGCAATGTTCATACCAGCTTGGCCAGCGCTTTGTAATCCGCGGGCAATGTTCTGCCCTGCGCTATAGGCACGCGAAGCGCCTTCCGACACGCCGCCAACAACGCGCTGACCCAACGACTGCGGAATATCTGCGCCGCCGCGACCAGCCATGGCGGGGTTATACGGCGCGTTCCAACCCGGCGGATCAGGCAGCGGCGGACGACCAGCCGCACCAGCAGTCGCAGCGGGACGAGGCGCAGCAGCCGCGGCCGGGCGAGCAGCACCAGCGCCAGCCTGCGCACCACCAGCCGGAGCAGCAGCCGGAGCGACACGATACTGCCGCGTCATGCCCGGATACTGCACAGTGGCCATACCGTCAGCAACGTTTTGCACCGTGCCCGAGCCGTAACGATTGTGCTGCAACGTCTTCCCAGCCTGAATGTTCGACGGCAGCACTGTGCGGCCCTGTGTCATCGGCGCCGCTTTCTGCGCCATCTGCGCCGCGTTATCAGCAGCGCCGGCGACGGCACCCGTAGCTTTCTGCGCAACGTTATCAGCGGCACCCGCGACAGCACGACCAGCGCCTTGCGCGACACGACCGACAAGCTTGCCCAGAAACGCAGCTTTTTCGGCGCTGCTCTGTTGCGCGTTAGTCGCATCAGTCGGCACGGGGCAGCATGTTTCACGCTGCTTGTCGTCCACGAGGCGCTGACTTCCGCGGCTAGACGGCGTGTCGTTCATCGTGGTCTTGCCCTGTCCCGCCACACCAGCTTTCTTGACTTCTTTCTTTTTCTTCTTGCCCACAGGCCGGCACGAGTCGTTGCTGTAGGGCTTCTTGCCCGGAACCGGCTCATAGCCTTCCCAGCAGCGCGCCATCTTGTAGGCAAACGCCGCGCCAGCTTTTACAGCCGATGTGCTGTTCGCCTGTAGTTGTGGCATCAGTCGTTCGATCGCGTCTTGGTTGTTTGTTAGAAAGTCGTACATGCCGCGTGCCTGTTGTGAACTCATGTTAGGATCACGACCCATCAGCGCCGTAGTACCGAACTCCGGGCTCAGGCCGCGCAATGTATTCATCTGCGAGCGAATATCGCCACCACCGCCACCGGCCAGCCCGTAGAGCGCATTCGCACCCTGACCAACCAGCCGACGCGGGCCATCGCCAAACATGCCGGCTCCAGCAGCACCTAAGCCAGCCGCGCCGAGACCAAGCGCGCCGAGCGTGCCGCCCAGTGCACCTTGACCGCGACCACCCATAAACGCGCCAGCAAGCGCCAGCGGAACACCAGCGCCAATTGCGTACCGAGCTTCAATCGGCAGGCTGTTCCACGCGCCCATCAGACCACCACCGCCAGCCGGTTGGCCGCTTTGGGTGTCCATGCTGTGCTGCATACCCGACGCCATCTGCGTCTGCTGATTAATACCAGCCGCCGAGGGTTCGTCGCCACTGCCGATAAGCCCAGTCGCCCGGGCTCCGCCGTACAGCGTACCGCCGCCAACGGCTAAGTTCAGCGGGTTGAGCTTGTCGCCGACGGGGCTTGTACCGAAGGCGCGGCCAGCTTCTGTTTGAATGGGGCGCACTACCTTGTCGCCGAGCTTGTTGCCGGCCGGCGCTGCTTTGCCCGGCCCGCTCATGGCCCATCGGCCGGCGTCATCGGCTGTGTTCAGTAGATTACGCGCGGTGTTGGTCGTAAACTGCCCAACGCTACCTACACCCTCGCCGACCGATCGCGCGGCGCCTACTACGCGGTCTTTCGCGCCCTGCACAAACTTGTTGCCGCCGACGCGCGACGCCACATCGTCCATCACGCCTTTCGCCTGCGTCGCGTACGGCGTGGCTTTCTGCACGACGTTATCAACCATGGGCGCGGCTTTTTCGACAGCTTTCGTCGCGGCGCCACGGATCGCCGGGATGGCGCGCGTCGTGGCGTAATTAACAAACTTGCCCAGATACGCGTCTTTTTCCATTGCTTCGCGGGCAGCAGCGCCGAATGCTTGTACGTCGTTCATGGTTTGTCTTCCGTTTTGTTATCTAGTGGTTTGGGTTGTGGTTTTGAGTAATCGCAGCGGCCGCCTTCACAGCACGTCTCGATGATGATGTGGCAAAAGGGGCAGACAGCTTTCCCGCGTATCTCCACCGACGGGCTTTCGCACACCGGGCAGACACTCATCACCAATTGACCTCAATGGGATTACGCGTCTTGTAGCTGAAGTCCAGATCGACGGGTGAGCGGAGTTTAACGTTAGGTAGCGGCAGCTTCGGCGCCACGGCCGCAGTTCCGCCCAGCAAACCAGCTGCTGCCAGCGTCGGCACACCGTACGATGTTTGCGACAGCGCATTAAGCCCGCGGCCAGCAGCTTGTAAACCTTCGCCGGCCATGTTGGTAGCGTGACCGACGCCACGGACAGCGCTGCCGCTGAGACGCGAGCCGTGGCCAACCATGCCATACAGATCTCGCAGCCAACGGGGATTTGTTCCCGGCACAGAATCAATCATCTTCTTGCCGCCCGTCTGCATGCCGCGGCCCAGACCCAAGAACAATCCGCCAAGACCTGTTGAGTTGCCAAGGCTTGTACCGGTTGTGGGCGAAAACGATGTGCGGGCTTTCGTGCCGACCATCTTGCCGATACCTTCGGTCAGACCACCAAAACCCTTGACAATGTGCTGCGAGCCGCGATCGAGCGTCTTCGCGCCGGAAGCAACGCCGCGCAACGCATTCATGATGCGCCCACCCACACTGGTAGGATTAATCGCGGCCTTTTCCATTTCACCGACGGCTAAGCCAAATTCATACGGATTCATGTATCACTCCTCAAAAGTTTGCGATCGGTTGCGGCCGGAACGCTGTCGGCGCCATCGGCCTGTTTAAGTTTGGCACTTGCGGGGCTGGCGTCGCCGGAAGCGCCTCTGCCGTAGCAGCAGCGGCGTTATGGGGCGCACCACCCGAGCCGTTTAATACCATCGGGCCAGCGATCGTGGCCGTCGTGGCCGGATTGCGAATAGCAGCGTCGATTGTTGAACGGACCGGAGCAGCCTTGGTGATTGCGCCATATTGCTGCGGCACGATCTTCTGCAGACCCTTGGTGACAGCCTGCTGGCCCTGCGTGGCTGCCCGACCGCCAGCCTGCACGAACTTCTGCGCGGCCACACCGCCTTGTCGCAACGCTTGGTTGCCGACAGCTTTGCCAGTGGCGCTCAAGCCCTTGCCGATTGTTTTGCCAACCGCGCCACCCACACCGGGCAAGAAGCTCAGCGCGGTCATGCCCGCAGCGCCAAGCGCGCTTCCAAAACGACCGTTGTACAGATGTCGCGCCATGTCGTTCACACCGGTTGCGACGCCCGTAAACGGATTCGAGTACAGCGCGATGTCTTGTGCTAAGCCGCGCTGTG